TACTTCATCTGCTAGTTTCTCTCCATCAGTTTCAGGAGTAGATAAAGTATTCTTAGTTAAAGCTTCTACTGTCTCTTGATCTTTTGGAGTAAGAATCTCCATAACTTCTGGATTTAACTCAGTCTTTCTAAAACGTCTAGCACCCTGCATAATGAGTTTTTGTGCGGTATCACCGACGCCGGGAATTAAGCCCACTACACCAGCACCCCCTACCACACCAATAAGAAGAAAGTTAGGGTCATCTTTTCCTAACTCCTCAAAGATTACTTCTGCACCCTCAACGCCACCCTTAATGTCTCCAATGACAGGCGTAAAGTCAATCACTGTATTAGCTATGTCAGACGCTGTAGGCGGCTCTTGACTAATACCTGCAGTCTCTGCCTCTGCTATCTCTTTGTCTAATAAGTCAGCCGTGTCTTGAATAGCAGTAGAAGTATATTTTGCTCTAGGGGGAAGACCTAATGCTTCCTCTGTTTCACGTTCAAGATTAGCCATTAGCGTTTACCTTTAATCTAAGCTGCTTAAGCGCAGTCAAAGCGTGTACTGCACCCTGCATTCTATTCATAACTATAGGGTCATCCGTCTGTGAGAACGTCTTGTAACTACTTTGAATGCGCTCTTCTAGTTCAGCCTCAAAAGCATCCCATAGAGGCTTATCGTTTACTAGTTTTTTTAGTTGGCTCATTTCTTAGGAACCTCACCTAGAGCCTGTAAAGTCTCATCTTTATCTTTGACAGGCTCTCCTTGAATAGCCTCTTTTAGATACTTACCTAGTAAAACTCCTATGCTCATTATTGTGGCCTTCCAGTAAAGCCTTGTTCTCCCGGTGCAGGTGCAGAACCTATACCTATGTTACCACCGCCTCCACCTGATGCGTCCTGTGGCCCTGTAGGAGCTTGTCCTGTGGGTGCTGCGCCTTGGGGTGGGGTAGTACTTGGTTGGGGAACTCCGTCCTCTGGTGGCTGTGGTAGAGGCTGCTGGAACTGCTTGAGTATCTCCGCTTGGATAGCGGCGTCTTGCAAGCTGTTTGTAAGCTTCTCAGGGTCTAAATCCATGCTAACTGCAATCTCACGAATAAGATAATCCATCTTAGCAAAAGGTGCTAGTACAGGATTTTGTGCTACTTGTAAGAACTGCATCAAACGCTGGCTACGCACTTCGTTAGCCATCAAGCTCTCAGTACCCTGTGCGCGTACCTCTAAGTCACCCTTAATCTCAGGATCAAAGTCAAACTGCATGTTGAAATTAAAGAACGCTTTACCTAAAGGCTTAAGCATATAGTCATCTACGTTCTTAATTACATTCCGTATAGAACCATTAGCAGCAGACATGAGCATACTAATGCCAGAAGCTGTACGTCCGACACCCGAAACTCCTGTCTGACCGTGAGCAAAACTAGGGAAGCCTGTACTCTCATCTGCTAATACGCGTGCCTTGTCAAACATCTGCATGTTCTCGCCTGACACGTTGGGGAACTTGGTGCCAAAAATAGCTTGTCCGGGCGCACCCCCTTGTCTTCTAAAGACTTTTCCGGGGTACACGCTTAAATCTTGGCCGGGAACTAGGTTGGTTTCATCTACTTCAATAAGCATATTACCACTTAAGGCTGCATTGTCTACAGCCATACGCATAAAGCCATTCATAAGAGTTTGTGTATCATCCATATTTTCAGCTATACCTACACCAAAGAAGCTATATGGGTTAAGCTCATAAGGTACAGCGTAGTAAGGAATAAGTGCAGGTTTAAATGGGTTCATTACAAGACGCAAGACTTGATGGTTACATACCCAAATGTTTACGTTGACTTGCTCTGTATCTTTTAACTCTTTAGGAATATCTACATCGTACCCTTCAAGGACTTCTCTATCAACGAAACCCCAAAACTCATGTACTTCATAACGCTCTGCTTTACCGCTTTGAGCGTCATCCTCCATAGCTTGCTCCCACCATTTCTTCTCATAGGACTCACCCATAGCAAGAGACTTATCAATGGCGTTATCACGAAAGAAAGGTCTACCCTTTAATGCACGAACCTGTGAGCGTGACATCTTGTGTCGCTCTACGATATACTCAGCCTCATCCATGTTAGCAGCATCAGGATCAGGGTAGAAGTTCCAAATAGAAACGTGGCTAGTAGATGGTACAGTCTTAATCGTTGGATTATACTCACCTTCTTCATCCCAATTAGGGTACTCTTTATTTACAGCAAATGGACCCTTCATAATACCAGTGCCGAATAAAGCAGTCTCAAAGGCAGCTAGGCGCAGTTGCTTGTTAGCCCCTGACTCTTCTAGCTGATCATGTACTTTCTTTTGCATCTTCTTAGCTGCAACAAGTGCAGGATTAAAAGTAATGCTTGTAGGGAGTGTACCTTGACCCTCAATGAGTTTATCTTCTACAGGCTCTAGCTTCTGAGCCATACCACCTAGACGCTCACGCAAGCTATCCATAGTTTCTCCCGGTTGTAGCTTGGCATCGTCTGAGCCAAACATAGGGGGCGTGAAGGTCTCTTTTAGTTCTTCTATGCCTTGTTCTGCCTGTGGTGAAGCATCAAAATGCACGGACTCAGCCACACCCTCTGGGAGCGTAGTAGGGTCAATAGCTAATGGGAACTTGTGACTGCCAAAGAGTACATCTACAATCTGACCATATGCAGCCAGTGTTTTAGTTTTAGTTACCTTGACAAATACACGGGACTTTTCAGTTTCAGTAAATTGGACTTCGTTGTTGTATATACCACGGTAGTTACGGTAAGCATCCATCCAGCGTATTTCATCTGTCATACGGGCGTCTTCTGCACGTTTGTAACGATCCATTACTAGATTAATAATGTGACCTGTTTTAGGATCATACATACTTTCAGTAGTAACATCTTCAATGTGAGAAGACTCGCCTGACTCTAAGTTAGTTTCAAAGTCTGTTGTGAAATCATCTGGGTCCATATTTAATATCCGAATACTGGATCAGCAGCTTGAAAACCGCTTCTCTGTGTTGAAGGGTTGAAATCCCACAAGGAACTTCTGGGTCTTGTCATGATACCATACCTTAAAGCATCGTACAAGTGGTCTTCTGCGTTAGTATCTACATCTTCAGGGTTACGCTTATCTAAAGGAATACTGGGTATTTGCGCTATGCAGTTGGTGCAGGTAGAAAAGAATACGAGTTGGGGTTCCTCAGTAAACTCATCTACCTGCAAACGACGGTGTATCTCATTTTTTCCTGACACCCTAGAACCTTTAGAACGATCAGAAGGTCTCCAGCGACAGCCCTTCATAATCATTTGCTCCGCTAGACTAGGGCCAGTGTCACCCCTTTTATGCCAGAGGGACGAGTCCAACACGCCGTATCTTATGGTGCCATCATCTGACTCTGCCTCTAATATCAAGTCCGCTAGATCAGTAGCAGTAACTTTGGTGACATACATTTCTCTATAAACTACAAGCTGCTCTGATGGAGACACAGCAAACCACACAACACCTGTCCAACTGCCGTACCCATAATCGCAAGCTCTGAACTTCGCCCAGCTATTAGGAATATCGTAAGGCTCAACAACGTGAACTTTTCTGTTGAACTCAGGGAACGCTGCACCCTCATTAACATCCCAGTTTCCTTCTAGTAACTGCTTACGTTGATGCTCTGGCATAGACAACAACATAGTCTCATAATCGCCGCTGTCAGCTAAATACGGATTGTCAAACAAACTAGCAGGTATAAACCTACGCTTAAATAAAGGTTGACCTTCTTTAGTGTGACCTCTAGGGTACGCTAAGGTCTTACCTGTCTCAATATCTGTAGCCCAAAAAGGTTTATTAGGTTTAGACGGGTCAATAAACATCTTCTTAACCCATTGATGCCCAACAGAACCGGGGTTTGTTGTAGCCCTCATGTACAAGCCTAACTCAGGTGATGCACTACGTAAACGTGACCTCATATAATTCCACGCAAAAGGTGTAGCCCACTGAGTTAACTCGTCAAATGCAATGTAGTTAAACGCCTGTCCTTGGTAGCGCATAACGTCTTGGTCTTTATCTAGGTAACTCATCCAAATGCGACCACCTCTAGGTGTAACCCATTGAGACTTACGCTCTGACCACTTAATGCCCGGAATTGCTTTAGGGTACAACTCTTGGCTTTTCTGAATAAGTTCCCTAAGTTCCTCTGTAGTGTGGCGTACAAGTAAGCCACTAAAGGCGTGATGGTTTAAGTTACGTAAGGGGTCAGCCAGTGTAGCGTAGCTTTTACCGCCACCTGCTGCCCCTCCGTAAAGTACTTCGCGCTCTCCTGACGCCAGATATTGAGTCTGAGGGCCGGGATTAGGTTGAAATACAATATTCTGTGCTTCTTCTACGTCAAACGGTGCAGGTATAACTGTGGCTGGCACTGTTTCACGTGAAACATTTTTACTCGGCTGGACAGGTGTAGTATCCTGTCCTTTCTTTTTCAAGCGTTTCGTACTGCGTGATCGCTTCTTGGAGCCTTTTGGCAAGCTCGCGCTTGATTCTAGCAGTTGTTTTACGTTTTCGCTCAAGGTCTACTCTTTTCTTTAAGCCCATGTGAGATATACTTTTGCCTGACTGTGTAGTTAACCAAGCAGAAACTTCTCTGTAACTATATTGCTTTAAGTGCTTCTTTGCAAGCTCTAATAGTTCTAACTCTTTCTCAATAGGGTTTAACCAGCGTTCATCGTTTGGGTCTATCTCGTAACCAAAAGGTACAAACTTAACTAGCCTTGGTATTCTCTCCCAATGTCGTAGCTTCTTAGGCTTAGGTAACATCCAATAACCTAAGTCATTAAACGCAAAGTGTCTAGGCATCACTACTTTCTTTAGGGGGCAAGATAAACAAACCACCACTAGCCTCTACTGCAACCTTCTCAGTCTTAACTACACCAGCACGATCTAGTATCTGTCCTGCTGCAACCATCTTTTCTTTAATGCCTAACTGAGTAGGGTCAACTAAAGCACTACCATAAGCTACAGCAGCTTTAGGGCCAAGACGCGCCATGTAAGACTTTGTAGCCTCAAAGATTTCATCCTTTAAGCTCTCTACAATAATCTTAGTAGCGTACCCGTCTGAGTACCCTGCAAGCTTCTTAGCTTGTACAACATCACCTTGCGCCTCGTCAAACAAGACCTGCATAAAGAGTTGTTGCTTTTCGTTTAGTACCCTACTCATGTTACTCTCCTGTACGGCTTGGCAGCTTTAGCAGCTTTCTTAGGTTGTTTAGAAAACTGCTTACCTTTTTTCGTATCCGCTCTTTTTTTAGCTGAAGACGCAGAGTAAGCTTTAGGGTCCATAGATTTAATAGCTTTAGCTGGGAGATAACGTTCTCCTGTAGCTTTTGGACCTTGAGTAGAAGGTTTACCACTTTTAGTTCTCCAACCTTGTTTAGTCCAAGACTTAAGGCTTCTTTGACTTTTTGCTAAAGCCATTACGACATTTTAACCAACTTGTAACCTTTTGCTTTAGCTGCTGCACGAATTTTAGCTAAAGTCATACCTGCAGAGCCACCCTTAGAGTAGCCTTTCTTTTTCATCATAGCACCACCGCGTGCCATACCTTTTTTCTTCATCTTCATCATTGCACCGCGTGCATAACCTTTTTTCTTCATTGCCATTGTATTAGTCCTCTCTATAAAGATTGTTAAAAACTCTTTCTGTATCCCAAACGTAAGACGTATCCTCT